GTAATTAAATGAATTTGAGTCTGTTCCTGACACTGAAAGCGGAGACAATAAACCCAATTCGTCATCTTTAAAAAGATCTTTTAAGGAAGTCATATTTCCAAAGAAAGTGATCCTATAATTTACGGGAATATTATCTTTCATTTGTACACCCTCAAGCTTAATATTACCAACTTTAAACGGTGCGTAGTTAAGCTCTAAAGTTGCAGCCTTTTTGCTTCTTGCATCAAACCCTTGTATGTTAAAATTATAAAAATGTTTAAACAGCTTGTTGTTTACTCTACTAGCAGGCACGTTGAACGTTCTAGTGTAATCTGTAAATACTTTTTCTAGATCTTGAACATCTTTCAAAGTTTGTTTAAGGACTACGCTTTCATTGTCATGTAGCTCTACTTGTTGGCCTTCTATATAAAGTTGAAGTTGAATCATTATCGAACATTGTTTATCTTGTTAAAGGCAAACTCAAAACCTACTGTATAATTAATTAACTTGTCGTTTAAACTAGTTTTAAATGCCATGCTCTTGCTTGAAATTATAACAGGTAAGGTTTTGCCCTCCAATCTTATCCAAGCGTTTTCAGACAAGAACAGTTCTTCCAATGCACTATTGAAATTCTCCTTAACATAGCCAGTATTTAAAGTGATTTTTGTAGAACCGTTTACGTTGTAGCGTTGTTTTTGGCCATCATTAGTTCCATAAGTTAAGGTTGAAGTGTTTATTATGTTTCTTTTGTATGTGTCATCTGTCACATTAAAGCTTTCACTTGTTTTAAGAAAGAAATAAACGTCTTGAATTGCACCAAGTTTGTTTATGTAAGACACTTTTTTTGGAGTGTATTTTGTTTCACACACATTGTTAACCGTTACAGTCTTTAAAAGTGTAGAATCGTCAGTAGCATAAACCTTAACTGTGCTTGTATTTGCAGGGATTGTTATATATTGAATCTTTTGGTTGCTGTTTCCGCTGTCAGTTATTTGTGTAGTTGTGGAATCTATTATAACCTTGCCCACACCCTCGGCAAATATTGGAAGCTTGCCTGCCGTGTCTTCTGGTAAATACATATTCAAGCTAGTCTGTAATAAGTCAGTACTTAATTGTGGGTTAATTTCTTCTTTAAAATCGCCATAACCATCAAAAGCTAAATAGGTAAAAGTTTGTGTTCCGTTTGATTCAAATAGTACTCCTGTTTCTGATTCGTAATATTGAACAACCGCAGAAACCCATTTAGTTGAACAGAGATAATCATTGTTAAAAGAACTGGTTAAGTAATCTTTAACAAGCTCTCCAATTTCTAAAACAATATTATTTTGAGAAGATATTCTGTTCTTGCTTATTTCATATTTTAAGTCTGAACTTGAATAGTTTCCCGAAGTTCCAGAGTAAACATATAATTTTAAATCTATTTTTTCTAAAGCCATTTTTTTTAATTAATTAGATTCACCACCTGCTCCAAAATTGCACCTGCTGGCATTGACTGCCTGTACAATTCCATCGTTTGTAATCTGTAGAACACGGAAACCTCTATCGCCATCAAGATCACCTTGAAATCTACTTATTACATACCATAAATTTCGTCCAACAAATGGACTCGTCCCAACAAAAATTCTTTGCCCTATTTCATTTTCTGCAACAGAAAAATTGGAAGCTGTAGTTGTTGCTTCTGTATTTGTATCTGCGTAAATTTCGGATTGTTGTTGCAAACAGATGTCAGCTACATTTTGATATCCCTTGCTTAAATAAATATTTGTAGTCCCAATTACTGGAGCAAGTCCAGGTTGTGTGGAGGAAACATCACAAACAATGTTTGAGCCTCCTGAATTAGTGAAGCCGCTTGAAGGGGGTTGAATCGTAAAAGTTATTGTTCTTGGTGTGTCTGTTGTAACGGTCTGAAACCCAAGTGGCGAATGTGTTACATAAGTTCCTAAACCAACCTTGTTTGTAGGGTTTTGAATAGAACCTTGGTCAGAAATAAAAGGTATATCAATATTTGCATCTCCACAACCAAAGGTCAGAAGATCTTGAACTGCTTTTTGTGTGTAGGAAATATCACAATCAATTGTTCCTGAATTAGTATATCCTATTGGAACATTAAATCTATATGTCAATACAATAGTCCTGTCAGAACCAGTATTGTTTGGACCTACATTTAAACTTGTTGAGATGTCTGTTGAGCCATAAAGTAGTTTGTTTAAACTAGCAGAATCTGAATAAGTAGATTTGTGAACTGTTCCATTTTGTTCAATCCTTCCAGTTGTGGTATCTCTTCCAGTATCTGCACAGGCATAAGCAGCACATCCAGACGTTGTAAACGTAAAGCTGTTTGATCTAGCCTTACAGCTTCCAGAAGTATTAACAGCTCTAAAGTAAAAAGTTGAAGTCACACAAGATGTTGTTGATTGTATTGTGCAAATTACACTTGAGCCTGTGCCTGAAATAACCGCACTAACTGAATTACTTCCGCTTACTCTCTCAACAGTATAAGAGCCGATTGCTTGATCTGCACCTGCTGTAAAAAATGAATCAACATCTATTGTTTGTGGAGTATTAATTGCGATACCTGAAAGGTTAGGGACGTTGTTTGAATTGTTTGGGTTTGCAGTACTCCCATTAAAAGTTGGGCAAGTATCATTTTCAGACGGATTTTCTTGTGGAGTTTGAAAGGGTTGATTAAATGTTTGAGGACAATCTATGGTGGCATCTCCTGAATTTGTATAATTAGGGGGAATTGATATTGTATAAGTAACACTCCTAGAGATAGTTGAAGAGCCGCTATTCACAGCAAAGCCGTAAACTGTTTGGTCAATTATTGCACCGTTTCTGATGTTTGGGTTGTTTATTGTGCCTGAACTATCTACAGAGAAATTTGTAAGTTTAGCAGTAGCACAAGTAAATATCCCAAGTGTTTGAGTTGGTTCTGTTAAGCTTAAAAAGAAGGGGCTTCTGACGTTTATTTTTGTGCTCATGTTGTTGTAAATTCTTTAAATTTATCTTTGATGTCTAGTGCAAATGCTTGGACTAATTGTGGAGGGAGTTTTTTAAATGCCATATCAAAAGACTTAGTAAAAAAGAATTTGGCTGGGATTCCTGACAGATACACACTTCTAGATATTACATATATTAAACCCTTTCGTTTTTCACCAACCCCTCTAATTCCTTTTTTAACTAGATATTTATTTATCCCACTCTTGATATATCCTTTTCCTTTTCCAGATCCAAACTTGAAAGGGCTTTTTGTGTTCTTGTTTCTTTGTTTACCATACCAAAGAGCACCTTTCGGAAGATCTCCAGGATCTTTACCTGTGACACCTTGATCAATGAATTTGGCATAATCAACATCTTTCATAAATGGAAATTTGACTATGATGCTGTTTTCCATTGTCTCAACTTCATACTTTATAGAATTGTAAAGATTCCCTCTTGATGGTTTATTGCTTTGAAACATGCTTTTTCTCAGGAGTCTTTTTTGAGACTGCTCGACAACATCCTTTCCAAACTGATTCAAAGCCTGGTCCGTAAACTTCATAAAGTCGTTTAGCTTTCTCATTAGCACTTAGTCATGTTATTGCTTAGATTAACTGTAAAATCACAACTTAGGCCACTTAGATTATTTTCGAATCTTTCTTTAAATGGAGTACAAGAGAAGGACCCGGCTAATTCATAGGTGCCTGAATAACTGTTTGACCTTGACATTAAAGCCTGGAGCCTTGCAGCTAGATTGAGCATGTTATTTATTACGTCCATCTCGTTGTCATTTCCTCTTAAACTATCGACAACACTTTCCTTTGAAAAATCAACTATGTCCATGAACAGAATACTCATACCTAAAGAGACTTGATTTGTTTGAATGTCAATACTCTCAATCATTATGTGAGCCAGAGGGAAAATTGTAATCTTATTCAAATCAACCTCATAGATGTCCCCTTGTGTTACTGTATTACAAAAAGGCTCTGCAATGAGTGAGGCTTTTATGTCATCAATTACTTTGAAATATGTATTCATAATTTTTTGATAAATATTGGCGTGAGATCTTCGCTTTCTTCTAGTTTTATTTGAATAAACATTTCAAGCCATTCAAGGGCCTGATCAAAGTTAAATCTTGGCTCGGCTTTAATAACACAATCCAGAGCTATAAAGAAATCATAAATTGCAACTTTAGGCTCTGAGGCACTTACTCCAATCAAAGCAGCCTCAAATCCATCAGACAAAACAATTGCCTCATTGTCTTTTAAATAAGATCTATCGTAAAGCGAATCAATCAGTTTTTCTTTTTCCATTTTTATTTATTTGCCTTTCTAATTCATTTTTTTCTTTTTCAAATACTAACCAAGTGAGGCAGACCTGAAGATTTAATTTTTCAACAGCTTCAAATTTTGTCACATCGCCTGAACTAAGGCAATAGAGCGACGAATAGAATCCCCACTTTTCCGAGAATGCTTGGCTATTTGAAAGTATTCCTGTTTGAGCTTCTCCTGAGAATAGCTGAGGATAAGATTCGTGAGTTCTTCTTTTAAATTCAGCAAAAAAAAAACTGCTCCCATTGCCACATTTAAAGGCATAAGAGACATAAACGTTTCTTTATCTGCATCATAGTCCTCAATTAAATAAGATCCCCTAAACTCATCCTTAATAGGCCTGTATAAAACACCAAGAGCCTTGTCCATAGTGGACCAATCATTTGCATACGAGTCAACATCTAAGAACTCACCAAATGTTAAATCTGAAAGCTTAGGGTGAAAGCCAAACTTTATGCCGGCCATCTCAAACTTATTTACAAGCTTAGGTTTATTATCAAAAAGCTTATTTAATTTTCCAGTCACTTCCTTAATTGAGCTGTATTTAAATTTATCAACGTGCCCAAGTGGTATGTCACAAAATATTTCAATCATTTTCTTATGAAGAAAGTCTGGATCAATATCATCTGTCATTATTTTACTAAATCTCTGATATTGTCCAAGGGTTATCTCTGACAATTTGGTTGGTACTGTTAATTTAAAATCTTGCATTTTGTTTGGTATGTGTTAAAAACGATTTAGAAAGTTGGTTTGGGTCTAGAAATGTCATAAAATGTGATATTGCCCAACGTTTGGATTCTTTAATTGATAGCTGACAGCGTAACGAATAGCATCGATTGAGTGATTGTATTTATCAATTGGCGTTGAACTTTTTTTCTCAAGCCATGCATAGTTGTTCAGTTCTCGAACTAAAGGAATACTCTCTGGACCGTCATCAATTATAAGATCGTAATCCTGAAGCAGAGATATCCCATAGGTAATTGACCCTTGACCTTTTATTGCTGGGACAATGTTGCAGGTCGATTTGAGTTCATGAATTAACCTGGGCTCTGCACTATCTGCCACCAATAAAGATTGTCCCACATACTTGGAGTAGAGCTCTCGAAGCTGTGAAGTCGTTAATCCAGGTAAAAAGAAACATAGCTTTAAGTATATGATCTTATTGTTTTTATCAATGCTGGTTTTTACTAAGGAATTTTCATCTTTGGAAAATCCGAAATCTGCTCCAAAAACTGCAGGCGAAACCTCTTTAAACTTTCCGAGCTTCCAATTGGTGAAGATTATACCCTCGGCTTTTTCAATCCAATTGCCTTCAATTACGGCTGCATATCTCTCAGGCCTCCTAAGACGCATTTGTTTTATCTGGTTGATATAACTATCCGAAAGATTCTCAACGTTGTCTAGATACGTTGTATGAATGTATGAAGTATCTCCTTTGCTTATGTTTGATCCGGCTGCAACACCTCGGTCTTCATAAAAGCGTTTATAGATAAAATGTTCTTTTGTGCTTGGGTTTAATAGCAGTATGATCCTGTTTTGTCTTTGCTTGCTTCTGACTGATAGATCAATCTTATCAAATGAATCTTGGTCAATCTCTTCAGCTTCTTCCATGCACCAGGTTGTGACACCCTGCAATGATTTCAAGTTTGCTGTCTGATCCCCGGAGCTGGTCTTAATCCCTCGAAATATTATCTTGCTGCCATTCTCAATGTTGACAATCTCATCTCTAGTAATCCTAAACTTATGGTGTAAATTAAGCATATCAATTTTCTCTTTAAACTCGGGAATGATTGACACGGATGCAGATCTTAATGTGTACCTAGTAAATAAAATTGTGTGTCCAGGTTCCTCATGAATAAGACCCAAAAGAAACACACCGGCAAAGAATGACTTTCCTGATCCTCTGCCACCTGTTAAAATTGTGTATCTGGTATCATTCCAAAATCCTTGATACTTCTCACTAAAATCAATCTCAACTTTCTGATCCATTTTTCTTAAAGTTAAACAGCGTTCTGAAATCCACAGTAGGGGCGTCTGTTGAAACATCAACGGATTCTTTTGGTTGGCCATAGGCTGAATCAAGTATTACCTTAGAGGCTGCGACGTCTCCTTGTCGAGCCTTTTTAAGAAGAGCGAAATACAAGAGATGTTCTTGACTCATATCTTGCTGCTCCCTGGTGATTGGATTTGTACCCTCAGAGATTAGATTGAGGATTTCTTTGGCAACAGTGCTTCGATTTCTGACACCTTTTGGTCTACCCTTTGGATTACCAGATTGACCCTTTTGAAATTGGTGTTTTTTTATTGGTTCATCTTTACTCATATGGCTGTATTATGGCTGTTCTTTTATCTTAAAGTTTCACAAACTTGGATTGATGGATAGGGGTTTTTTTCTAACAAATACCCAATCATTTCACGGATGTAAATCCTGTGGCTTTCCTTTTTGGTTTTATACAAAACATCTAAATAGTAATTGACCTTTTGTTCAGTTGTTCTCTTTTGTTTTTTAATTATCATATATAGTCAAGCATAAATCAATTAATGGTAAGTAAAGCACATAGTCGGTGCAATCCTTTTGTTCGTAATGTCTGAATCCAAATAAGATTCCAGGATAAAATCCAAGTGTCAACTCCCAATCATTTCCCACAATGCTCACATTTTAGTTGTGGAACCCCGGCTCTCTCTGTGTCAAAATCCAATTCATCATGTATGTTAAAGGTTGGAAAATCTAAGCTCCAATTATTCAAGTCTTCTTCATTCCAATCATTTGCTAAAAGATCATGATCCCACTCTCCAAAAGCATTGTTGTCTTTGATCATGAACTCCCTTTGTTTTTTCTCTGACCAGCCAAAAACTTTTTCAATCCAAATTTCTTTGTGTCCTAAATAAATAGCTGCTTTAAGTCTCATATTGCCTCCAATCACCTGCATCTTTTCGTTGACCACTAAAGAGCGAACCTCAAGCATTTCCGGGAACTCCTTAATGCTTTTCACTAAGGCCCTGAACTTGTGGTCTTTTATTATCCTAGGGTTTCCAGGGTGTGTTTTAAGCCTGTATATTTTCTCTATTGTTTTAAGCCGCATAATCCTGAAGCTTTTGTTTTAGGTCTTGAATTATTCCAGCCAAACACGGAGCACAATTACTTTGCTTTTCATTGCTAGAGTTTACTCTGTTATAAATATTATAAATCATATCTTTCTGCTCATGAGATTCTAGCCTAATATTATTGTATGTTTTAAAGAAATCAACAAGGAAATTATATTCGCCTTTTTTTAACATACCTTTAGCCGGAAACCATTCGTTGAGAGTCTCTTGTCTTTTGTCACAGTTGCACGGTTTTTTTGTTAAATGAGAAACCTTGTCGACAAATGTTTTGATCCCGGTCGCTTCTGTAAATTCTGCTATTCTATCACCGAGACCCTTTATTTTTTTGCTCATAGTATTGATCTTTTAATTTCTTATTAATTTTAACCTTACACCGTTTAACTGTTCTGTAAATGGTCGAAAGAGATAGTTTTGTTTTTTCCGACATCTGACCCTTATGTAATTTAAATTCGTATCTGTAGAGATTAAAAAGCTTTTTGTCAAACCAGTAAAAAGTTTCAACGTATTTGTCAATATCTTCTTGGATAGTGTTATCAAAATCATTGTCTTTAGTTTCATTTATTAGATGCTGAATTTCACTCTTTGACATTTTATCAAACCTCATTTCTTTATATTTGTTTTCTCGCCTAATCATATCAACAAACATGTTTTTTACCATTTTATATATAGTTAACGATTGGCCATCATAAAATCGGTCAAGGAATTTTTTGACTTGAGTTGGCTCTTCGGGTATTTTATCAATCTCATTTTGAATTTTTAGATATAAATCATGAGTTAAATCTTCATGATACAATCCTTTGTACGTGTAATTCGATTCAATATTGAAAACAATCTTTTTTATCTGATCGTAGTTGCTCCACAAAATTTCAAGGGCTTCTTTCTTTGTCATCTGTTTAATTTGTTTAATGTTTTGTATTTCTCAATCACTTCGATAAGAAAAAAGCGATCCCACTTGAATCGATTTCGCTTGCTCATTTGATTTGTCATTTCAAGTTTGTCAAATCTATCTTGACCAATCCTGTTGATCAGTTCAATTCTGTATGGAATAAGATTGCCGCTAAGAAAATAGTTGCATTTTCTGCATGAGAGATGCACGTTGTCAGGATTGAATCTTGTTTCTGGAAAATTGCCTGCTGAATAAAAATGGGAAGCGTCTGATGTATTATAAGACCCACAAGAGACACATGGCTTCCCTTGGTCTCGTTCTCTGATAAATTTATGAAAGTGTCGAACAGCAGTGGCCTTTAATTGGCTCAGTGTTTTTGTTCTATATTTTAGATAGTCCATCCTTTTCGATTTTTAGGTCGATCAAATGGCTATCGTAAAATTATAAAAGATATTTTGATTTTAAAAGGAATACTTTTTAAATACAAGTAAAAGTTTTTAACCAAAAAACCCCTAACTTTTAAGAAAGGGGGTTGTTTTTTGTGTCTGTCTCTCCAGTCTGTCAATCTTATCGCAATTGAAAAGGTTAAAATAATAACACCACAAGCACCTTTTTGATGTCCATAATTGCGACGGCCAACATTATTGATTTGATAAGGATAATGAAATGCTTGTCGGTTTTTTTATTTTACTAACTTTTTTTTGCGTGTTAAAATCAAACTCAATTTCTTGTGCTTTGCCAATATCCATCTCAAGTAAATTGATTCTTTCAATATGGAATTGTTTATTTAGGCCATTAATTAAAAACCCATCGGGCAAACTATCAAATTGATATAAAGATATTTTTTCTTTTTCTATCCAATGTTTTAAATATTCTATTTGATTCATTTGATTTGTTTAAATGGTTTGCCCTATGTGTTTTATTAAAATAGTTATTGAATTGCTTCTGTTAAATCTTTCTCGTTCATGTGAGCCTCTAGCATATAACCATCAGACGGAGAGATTAAAGAGATTACTTTATATATCTTTCGGCTAATAGCTTTCACTTTTTTCTTTTCAGAGTCTTTAGAATCAGAACCAAGATTACAATACAGATTCACATCGATTTCAAGTAATGTGTCAACTTTCTTTTTAATAGTCCAAGTTTTAAATCCAACTATTTTGTTTAAGTCTTCATAAGTGTATTTCATATTAAAAGGGTAAATCATTTTCACTAGGTAAAGATGAATCTATAACTGCACCTGCCGCAGTCACATCCCAATCGTGAGCTATTTTTTCAATGCTTGCAAGTTTGTCGGCATTAAAAGTTTTTACAACTCCCTCTGGATTTGTCCATTGACGTCCAGATGCCCAGAAATCAACTTTTACTTTGTCTCCCTTAACAATGTTATCCAGATCAACACATTTGTCTTGTGTTGCCTCAATCATTCTGTATTGAGGATATTTTTCACCATTGTCTGTGATGACTAGTTCACGTTTTTGGAATCCTTTGGCTCCGATTGTTTGCGTTTGACCTACCGATTCAACGGTCCAGTCTGTAATTGTAAAAGGTTTGTTGTTCATAGTTCTTATTATTATTAGTTAGTGTATGCGATTTCACATTGTTTGCAGCAAAAATTTCCATTGCAAGGGTTAAGACATTCAAGACATTCGCCCTCTAAGCATTCAGGAGGGTTAAATTCTCTGTCTTGGATGTAGTAATTAGCTTTTATTATTTGATTGCTATAAAGGGACATTCTGCTTTTTCTTTTAAATATTCAATTCTTAAATCAAAAACTGTTTCACAGTCTTCAAACTCACAAATAAAATTATCCGGATGCTGAAATGTTCCGCAGATCTCGCAAATCATAATCTTTGTTCACTGGTCCTCTCTCCAATGTATGTGTTTGATTTAAGCTCTGCGTGTTTGTTTGTGCTGTGTTTCATTGCTGCTGTCATTCTACTCTCTTCATATTCTCTAATAGCAGTTAATAGTTTAGAAAGATCCCAGCTTCCATACATTTTACCGTATTTACCTTTAATGATATCCTTGAAGATTACAATCAGATCGCTCACGTTTAAAGATTTGTGATCCTCCATGATATAAGTGGCAGCCAATTGGACTTGGTCTTCGCTCATGTTGTCCTTTACGCTTAGAGTTTTATTAACCTCCATTAACCACTTGATTAAAATTGCGTGTATCTTGAGTGGAGAAAAATCTTTAGCCATGCGACCAACACTTGGCAACCCTTTAATTTTTAAAGCATCCTCGACGGTTGATATGTTTGGGTTTCTTAAAGACAATCTAGGCTCTGAAATTGCTACTGCGTTTGTTTCCTTTGAAACCTCCTGTGTTTTTAAATAAATTTCCATTTGTTCAGAGGCCTTCGGTGTTTGCGAGTATTCTTTCAAGGTTCGAGTAGTCCGGTTGATTGTTATTTTGTCTTCCATTAGAGTTATATTTTATGAGTTCATCTTCCCAGGCTTTATTATTTAAAAAGGTTTGAGGGTTTTTTCTGTATGTCTTGTCTGGTGTTGATTCAATGTAAGCAGGCAGATAATTAATTATTTCTTCTTTTACTTTTTGAGGGAGCTTATCAAATTTTGGTTGGATCAACGTTTTGTTTCCAGTCTTTTTATCATACAAATCCCAAAAATCTTGAAAGCTTGGATATAATTCAGTTTTAGTTTTAGTTATAGCTTTAGTTTCATTTTCAGTTTCAGTTTCCATATGTTTAACATATGTTTTAGATATGTTTAAGACAGGTGTTTCATTATTTGTTTTTTTCTTTCTATTACTTCGCCTTGACTCACTGTAATTTTTACGCCTGTTTACTTCTGATTCTAGTCTCTCATTGAAATAAAGACCGTTTTCATCTTGAGTAAATAGATCGAAGATGTCTTTATCATATGTTAAACATATCTTTAACATATGATCTTTGGTTAATCTTCCTTTTTGATGGTGAAAGCATAAGAGTCTAATAAATTTCCCAACCTGGGCGTCATTTAAAAAATAAGTTCCTGTCAAAAAATCAGAACTATAAAAAAGGAATGCTGGATCTTTCATTGTTTTTAGTTTTAGTCATTACCCGGTATGGACACCGGGCTTTGACATTTTAGCGTGATTTCGGGGTCAACGCTTACTCTTGTTTTAATTAATGGGTTTTTATATAAAATTGAATACACATAGTCAACAACCTCTTCATCTGCCTTAGCCAAAGCTAAATCCAATAGTCTTTTTTTAGAACTGTATTTTTCAGTCTTCGCCCCATATAACCTAATTAGGTCTAACACAATCTCCACGCTTTCAAACTGTTTTTTATATTCATCCTCATGACTAAGAAATTCCAAAAATCTATTATTAATATGTATTACATTTGCGTGATTGAATTTCATGTAACGTGCTAATTGTGCATATGAATAGTTGTATAGTTTATAAACATATCCAACAAAAAACTGTCTTGCTTTTAGATATTCTTTAACCCTTGGTTTGTCAAAAATGTCAATGCCAAATCTATCATCTAAAGCTTTTTTTATTGGATATAATTTATTTTTAATCTCTTCCTGAATCTCTTCCTTAATCTTCGTCATATTATTTTTTTTAAATTAGGGCCACACAAAGCCATTTGATCAGGCCCTTGGTTTAAATTGGTTTTAATTAACTTTTGTTTTTTGATTGTTTTAAGGTTATATATTCGGCCGAGTATTTAATACTTGGGGCGACTAATAATTCGTTATTTTCGTCTTGAAATACTTGCCTTGTGCTTCCGTCGGGTAACGTTTGAATCTCACTCCAACCGCCTGCATCCGCCGCAATTTTAGATTTCTTATAAAATTCTTTTCGTGCTTTTAGCTTTGCTTCTAATTCAACTATTTCTTGACATTCAGAATAATCAAACGTTTTGCGTCCATTAAAGTTTTCAATTACAAAACCGTTAAAGTCAAATGTTTTGCCGTATTGTTGGGCTTCATTTATAGCGTCTTGCTTAACTTCTTTTGAAGAACTATCCAATTTCTTTTTGATGTTCTCCATTTCTGAATAAGCTATTAAGGGATTCACCCAACCTTCTTTGACATTAGAAACAACCATATCCAAAAAGCTGGAAATGTTAGCCCTTTTTTCTTTTATTCTTGCTGTCTTGTCTTGTATTTCTAGGTTTGCTTCGTGTTCCATCTCTTTCATTTTAATTTCGTTATAATCAAACCCGTCCATTTTTGACCAGTTTTCCATTTGTCCGTTAAAAATTTCAATTACTTTTCCCATTATATTGCTATTTTTTTAGTCCATAATTTCGCTAACTGCTCAACCTGTACACTAGTTAATCTGTAATGATCCCGAGCATATCCAATGAATGTAATCCACTCCGGATATTTATCTTTCCAATCGTCTAGCCTTTCAAGTATAGAATTAAAACCTGCATCTATTATGTCGCTATTTGCATGTGCTTTTAATAATTCGTCACCAGATGCTGTTCCATGCTGTAAACCAATCCCAGCACTGGCACAAGCTTTCCCTAATGCTGATGTATAACAATTTTCAAGGGCTGATGTTTTATTTATCATTCCTTCTCCGATAACTTCTTGAGCAATTCCTTCGTAGGTATTGTAAAATTCGTTTTCATGCCACTGTACTCTTAAAGAAATAGCCACAGTCCAAGTTTTTATTTCAGAATAAAATTTTACTTTTTTAATTTTAACATCATAATTAGAATATCTGGCTAAATGAGAAAGTCTTTGATCAACCATGACATAAGGTTTCCCTTTTATACTTGTTGATTTTAAAATTGCGAGTCTTTGTTCTGTTTTCATTGTGTTTAATTATAGATTTAAAGGATGCCATTCAATCGATCCAATTCAGATTGTGGGATGTAGCTCCGTCCTCCCAATGACGTTGTCTTAATTTCTTTGTGCTTGATTAGTTTGTGAATTGTGCTAGTGCTCAAGCCAAGTATTTTTGTGGCCTGGCTTATTTTATATAGTTTTCTGTTGCTATTGATCACCCTATTTTGTTTTTCAATCGAATTTATTAATTGATCAAATTTTCTTTCGAGTTCAGATAGTGGAGTCATTCCGTAATGTTTCTCTAACTCCCTAATTTTGACTGTATTATTGCTCATATGATTGTATTAATTCGTATATTTATTTAATAAGATTGTGTATAACATGGGCTAATATACGAATATATACCTATAAAGTCCCATAAATTACCGTATAAATAAAAAATAATACATAACTAATTGAGCGTTAAGCGTTTGATAATCTTTTAAAATGAAGACAAAAAAAATAAATCCAGAACTTTCAGCCCATGAAATACATACGCCTGGTTTTAGATTAGTCGTAGATTGTCAAAAATTAGGATTTACAGTTCCGCAATTGGCTCAAGAATGTGGGATGAATAAATCGAGACGTACTTTTTATAAAATATTCCATGAAGGCCACACTCCAAGCGCAAGAATAGTGAGAGCTATTTGCGACAGATTCCCGCAGATTAATTACGATTATATTTTCACAGGTGTAAAAAGTACTAATGAAGTGCAAAAAAATGTCTTTTTAAATGCAAGTACTTCAGAAAAAAAAGGTAATTTAGATAGAGAAAAACATGATATGATTAACGGATTTATTAAGCTTGAAAATGAACTAGTAAGAACATCAAACGCATTGCAGACGACTTTATTGAATTGTACAAATCAAATTCAAGATCTGCTTTTACAAAATGCAAAAACAAAGAATGATATTGAATTGAACATTTTAGATTTTAACAAACAACTGGGAGCTCTTGCAGCCTCAAATTTAAAGATGTATAAACAAATGTCAAAGTTAGAGGGGAAAGTTGACGAAATGCAATTTGAAAACACAAAGGTGGCAATTCAGGCAAAAGAATACATCACAGAATCGCAGGAATCACATAAAAGAAACCTTGCTTTTCAACAAGAACTAATCCCCGATCTTGGAGAGTATAAACAGTTTAAGAAAAAACCTTAAACACTGAGGCTGTAATTGAT